TAAACCTATGAATGGTCTTTTATCAAATGCATTTTCTTTAGCGTTTTTTGACCCTGCTTTATTATAATGTAAAAATACTTGTGCACAATCTTTCCCTGTAAATTCTTCTCGCCAATGTTCTAAATCACATCCAGAATATATAAGCATATCCCCTGGATCTAATGTAAGTTTAATACCAGCTTGACCTCTTTTACCTGTTGGATCTAAATAGATTGGCCACGGATCACCACCTAGATTTAAAGTAGTTGATATTTCACATGAGTACCTATCTTTATGTCTAGCTAAAACATCTCCTTTTTTATAAATTCTTGCATAAGAATATGTCTCGCTTAATTTTAATTTAGTGTGTTTTTCCATCACAGGTTTTACTTTCTGTAATAAAGTTTCCATTACTAAATCTCCATAATGAGAATAAGTATTAGGCACTTGTTGATCGTTCCATACACCCCAGTACTCTGTAAATGGTGATATATATTTCTGATCAAATAAAAACCTAGCTACCCTTCTTTTATTAAGGAAATAGGTATAAGCAAAATCTGCTGTTTCTTTTGATATAGCTCCTTTTAATACTGTATATTTATTATTTTTGAACGACATTTAATACTCCTTTTGGTATAGCTTGACAGTTAAAATGTATAAACCTAAATGGTTCATATCCCAGATCTACAGAATACATATGCGGCATATATGATGGAAAGAATATAAGTCTTCCTGGTATAGCTTTATAATGTATTTGTGAGGAGGCATAAGTTATTTTTGATTTATCTTTTTCAGGTAAAAGGTTCATTATATTACCAGCTCTTGGGTCTTCAAAGACAGGCATCGATGTTTTTTCACTAGCCTTTAAAAAATAAAAACCGGACATGTGACCATTCCAATGAGTGTGTAAAGTATGGTGTCCACCACCTTTTTTAGCAAATTCTTGTACCCACATTTCAGTAGTAAACACTGAATAATTAGTTAAATCAAAACCCATCTCACCTAATAAATTATGAGATGTTGCGCCTATGTAATCTTGTAATTGTTTAAAACTAGGATCACCTATTAGAGATGTTGAATGAAAAACATTTCCCATGTCTCCTTTATCACCAAATTTTTTATTACGTTTATCAATATCTTTTTTCAAATTTTTCTTTGATGTCTCTATATAAGAATCAGATGCTTTATTTAGATCATCTACAAATGCTGGCTCATCAGCAAACCATATAGGACATTTAAAATATTCTTCTACCCCTAATTGTTTAGGAAAAGATTTCGCACTCCCGCACGATATCTCATCTAATTTTTTTCTTATTTTTCTAGCTTTCTTTTGTTTCTTTTTCATATTCTCCTTTATTTATACGGCCACCCTAAATTCCAGATAACCAGGCTATGTCTAGATCCTTTTTTAACTGGACATACTCTATGCCAAACAAAGCCAGGGAATACTACCAAGGATCCTTTAGGTAATATCTCTTTACATTTAACAACATTTCTTTTTTTATCAGGGTCCATATTTCTTAAATCAAATTCTAACTCACCACCTGTGTAATCCTTTGGATCTGAAAGAGTTACTGTTACAGATAACTTTCTAATTTTACCATTTGATGGGTCACCTTGTTGTCTTTGATAAGGCCTATCCCAACCATCACAATGCCAATCATAGTACTGACCTTTATTATATTTTGTAAACTGACAAGACTCAGAAAAATCCCATTGAAAATTCCAACCTGCCGATGCATTAGCTTGATGAACATAGGGTTGTATTTCTTTATATATCCATCTATCATTCATCCAAACAATGTCAGAGTTTCTTTTCTTTTTTAAATCTTTAACTTGTTTTTGATTTAATTTTTTTCCATCACCATAACCACCAGTCACTGCCATTTGATCTTGTAAAGATTTTCCATAACGTACAATGTCATCACAGATACGTTCTGGAATTGCAGATTGAAAATACCAATAATAGTTTGTAAGGTTCATATGTCTTTATACATATGTATTACCTTAATTTAAATAGAGAGTAAAGAGAAATTAAAAGAATTGATCTAGATCAATTATGAAACTGTCAATGTTCCTGTAGTTATAAACTTAGCTAATTTATCTCCACCTGGATGGGTTGTAGATGTATTACATCCTGGTGACACTGTAAAAGTTACTGCACTTGGTCCTCTAACTACAACAATTCCTGGTCCACCATTAGCACCTGTTGTACAACCATCATTTCCTCCACCACCGCCACCACCAGTGTTGGCTGTTCCGGCTACTCCTGGAGGACCGCTATTTCCTCCTGCTCCAGCTCCACCACCACCAGCTCCACCAGGGCCAGGGGAAGATTCATTAGTTCCACCGCCACCACCAGCGTAAGTAGTTGCAGGTCCTAATATTGCATTTGGTGCTCCAGCTCCACCAGCCATGGTACAACGTCCATCTCCACCAGCAGCTGTTGCTCCGCCGCCACCACCTGCTCCATAAGGAGATCCTCCACCAGGTCCTCCATTTCCAGCTCCACCTGGTTGTCCTTGAGGTGGGTCTGTAGGAGGTGTATTACCTGATACACGACAACTTGATGGTTTATTATATGCATTACCACCACCAGATCCACCAGTATTTCCTGATTGTTGTGGTGAAGGAGCACATCCTCTACCACCAAAACCACCACCAGCTGATGTTATTGTACTAAAACTTGAATTCTCTCCATTGTTACCTGCACCAGTTTGATTTGCTGCTCCACCTGCACCAACTACAATGGAATAACTTCCTCCAACTAAACTTAAAGAAGATCCTTGTAATGGAGAAGGGCCATAACCAGAAGCTCTATAACCTCCTGCTCCGCCACCTCCTGAATTATTTCCTTTTCCACCACCAGATCCACCGCCACCCACTACTAAATAATCTATACTATATAATATTGCAGGCCATGTTCCTTGTTGCTTGGCTTGAAATTGACTTTGCATTGACCACACACCACTTGCTTTACTTAATTCTTTTACGATGACTACTCCTGAACCACCAGCTCCGGCATTTCCACCTCCTTGTCGACCAACTCCACCACCTCCACCACCAGTATTAGCTCCACCAGCTCCAGCTGCGGGACTACCACCTGATGATCCACCAACACCTCCAGAGGTTCCTCCAGCAGGACTAGTTCCACCAGCTCCACCAACAGGTCCACCGCCACCACCACCTCCAGCGTAAGACACTGCACTTCCTGATATATCATTTGGTTCTCCAGCTCCACCAACACCACCTGTAGGAGCACTAGCTGAACCTCCTGCAGTACCAACAGCGCTTGCTCCACCGCCACCGCCACCAGTATATGTAGTAGGCCCGAAACCAGACGCCCCACCATTATTACCTTGAGAAGGATCTGTTGGAGGAGTATTACCTGATCCTCCAGGAGCTGATCCTCCAACACCTCCAGGGGAATCTGAATTTCCTCCCCCACCTCCAGAACCTCCTGGTTCTCCTGTTCTATCTGCCAATGGTTGAGGTTGTGTACCAGCGCCACCACCGCCACCTGTTGATGTAATTGGATTTGATGGAAAACCTGCTACTGAATTACTACCATTTGCTCCTGGAGCTTTAGATCCAGGTCCACCAGCTGCTCCACCACCACCAACAGTTACTGGATAAGATGTATTACCACAAACTGGTATTGAAGAAGCAGTTCTATAACCTCCAGCACCGCCTCCACCGCCGCCACCATCATAAGATCCACTACAGTTAGATCCACCTCCACCACCACCAGCGACTACTAAGTAGTCTACAAATCTAGTTCCTGGTTGTGTAGTGATTGTTGTTGATCCTGTAGATGTTGTAGATGTAACCGTACACTTCCCGAAAGAAGTTTTATTTGATTTACCGATTATACCGCCATTTGCTCTGGCCATATGAGTCTCCTATGCGGACACCCAAGCTAGCGCTGATGCATCCCAATTGAAATTATTAACTGGATCTGAATTGTCTGTTGCCGTCCATCTTAGATTAGGTTCATCCCAAGAAATAAATTTATCTGTAGTATCAGTTGGATAAGTAACTGGTGCTTGCCAATCATCATTTCCATCTAATGCCCAAGACTTATAGGGTTGTGGTGATAAAAATTTATCTTTTGCAGAGTCATATACATAACCTTTACCACAATATTGTTTTCTAAAATTATTATTGTAAGAAGTTTGTTTCCAACTTCCACCTTTAAAGAAATTTGCGCACCATGTTTCTCCATCAACATGCATGTCTGAAGGAACGCAATCGTTTCCTACTACAACAACTCTTTCAACTACTTGATGTGTATCAGATGTGAATCCTGTTGGATCTACT